TCGCCCAAATCTTCCATCGAAGAAATGACCGACTCGTCGGTGTACAATCGGTAACGGTCGCCGGCTCCGCCGCGGTAGTCATCGATCGTAACGGGGCTCACGAACCGGACCTTACGGTGCGCGGTACGCAGCTTCTTGATAAGGTCGGCCTTCGTGACCGCCGTATACTGAGCCGTATAATTCTTGAAGTTGGGGCTGTCGGTCAAATTCACGCCCGCGATGGTCGTGTGCGAACCGGGGTAGCCACCATTGAAACCGGTCGTTGCATTTTCAACGATCCAGTACTGGATCGAGTAAGGCAACAGTTTGTCGGTCGTGCTAGGAGCAGCGCCCCATGCACGTTCTTCCAACTCTTCGACCAAACCCAACAGCGACGCGGCGCGACGCGGCTTGACAACGTTGAAGACCAGGCTTTTGCCACGGTTCATCAAGATGTCAGTTTGGTAGATGAGGCCCCACGACGTCTGAGCGTGTCGCCACGGCACATTCATCTGGTCGATGACGTCGGGGATGTTGACCTGGTCGGTGTCGGCCAGTCCTACGTGCGAGGCGCTCGAGGAATCCAATTTGGACATGAGGGTCTTCTGGATCCCAATACCGGAATCGAAAACGACTTTGTCCTTGCGGAACCACTTCGAGAACACTTCGTAGTACTGGAGGGACTGAGCGATTTGCTGGAAACGCAGCGGGCCGAGGTCGTACAGGGTACCGGCAACGAGATCAGCAATGTCAAGGGCGGTAAGGGCTGCCATGGTTTTATCCTAAAGTTCAGCGCCGGTCAAATATCGTCATACTCGAATTCATCCAGAGGTAGCGGGGCCATGCCTCGCTTGGCATACCACTGCTCCGCGCGTGTTGCGGCAGCGGATTCACCTGTCTTCACCTGGCCGGTGCGTCCTATAGGGCGCGCGGTCTTGAGGCCTTGACGTTTGGACACTTCTTGTTCAACTTGTTTGCGTACGGCTTGTTCTTGCTTGTGAGGGAAAGCTACCCGCAACGAGCGGGAAAGCAACTCATCCATCTGTAGCGGTTCTTGCCCTTGGGCGGCTCGATCGCTTGCCAGTAGTTTGGCTGTCTGATCCAACCGCTGGCGGGCTTTCATCTCGATGCTATCGGGATTCAAGTCCCATCCAGATCCTTTGCCAAGGGTGTCGTTCCACTCATCAGGAAGCTGATTCACAAACCCGTCGAAACGTTCGATGTACTGATTGACTTCGTACTCTTCACGTTCCCTTGCAATCTTTTGGGTGTGCTCTTGCTGCTCCTTGATGATCGCACTTTGCTGTTCGAGTTGCTTGGAGAATTGATCCTGCAACCCTTTGACAAGTGCTACTGTTGCGTCATCCCACTGTTCACCTTCGGGAGGCGCGGGCATTTCAAACGTAGCGCCAGCTTCTTCGGCGGGAGTGTCCATCCGCTGGAGATCTTCTGCTTTGGGCTGATCTATCACTTGTGGCGTGCTCGCTTGCGCGCGCTCGACCGCTCGTTGATCCATCATCCGCACTGCGTTCTCGAGTGCCTTCGGAGTCCCAAACATGATCTCGGCTTCACGTGCGTCGGCCAGGCCAGCGGCTGACAGTAGTGCGGGATCGTATTCAGGTTCCTGGTCGGCGACTTGTTCTTCATCGCTAACCAACTGTTCGGCTGGAATTTCTTCATCAGCCGGTGTATCTTCAACAGGTGCTTCGTCGGCGGCGTGGCGGTTTACAACGTCGCCCGCTTCGTCATCATCGGCACCATTCGTATCGTCGTATTCGGCCGTGACATCCAATTTCTTGACTGCCTCGTTCAGAGCCTGCTCGTCTTCGGGAGACAGTTGGGGCTCATCGGCCCATTCTGAATCCTCAACTGCCGGCGTCTGATTGTCAATTGCGTCCTCAATCTTCTGCTGTGCGTCGTCCTTGGCTGCCATCTGTGTCTCCGTAAAGTGTTGTGGCGATTGATTCCGTGGAATAGTTATAACAAGAGAATCGCTAAAAAGCAACCGCTTTCTCAGTTGTCGACCGATTCCTGCTCAATGATTGCAATCCCCTGCACTGCAACAGCGTCGCCGAGAAGGATCTGCAAACCCTTGTTATCAGCAGTAACGGCCCACGGGCCAGTGCCAGGAGGAAGGCTAAGAGACAGATCGCCATTTGCGACCATGCTCATTGCCTCAGACAGATTTGTTCCATCCGAGTCTTCAATTGTGATCGTCACGGCACCAGCGGCCTGCAGATGAAGACCATGCAAGAGAACACGATAGCCAGACTTCGCTGCAATGACTGCTTTTGCTGATCCAGCGGCGTGAGTGAACGGGATATATTGACGGCCCCTGTGTGTCGTTGTCATGGTATTGCCTTTCAGGCGCTAGGGAGGTTCTTCATTGTGGCGATAGCGCGCTGCACGATTTCGCCGTAGGTAACCTGATCGTCAACGTCGCCGATCATGTGTTTCGCTTGCTGGGCTGTGAACCCAAGGCCCATCAACTTGACGCGCCATTGGTTTCTAACTGCTAAAGTTGGTTTGCGGTTCTTGTCCTTTAGTGGGCGGATACCGAAGATCTTGCCTAACGTCGGTGTATTCTTCCTCGCCCATGCTTTGAGCCTACCCATCATCCACCTCGCTTGCCAGTACTATGTACTTCGGATCTACGTCGATGGCGTCGTATACCGCCTCGTCACAGATGATCTCTACCACGAAGAGGTTCGGGTCCGAGACGTACTTCTGCAATGTCATATCGCCGTACACCTCCAGGGCGTAGTCGAGTGCCACCTCCGGGGTCATTCCAGGTACTTCGACATCTTCGCCGGCATCAACCCATCCAGTGAGTACCTGTGCTTTGATCATGAATCTGTGTCCGTTCCTAGGTCGATTGCTGTCTTGTCTGAGTCGAACGCTGCCCACGATTGCACGTACGCGTTACCGATCGTCTTGGTTGAGTTGTCGCTGAACAGACCGAGTCCGACCCCGGTCCCGCCCTCATATCCTGTCATTGCCTGGGCATCTGATTTCTGCTTCGCGTCAGTCGTGCTGTACATGAACAGGTGGTAGTCATTTTCAAATATCTGTGAAGAACAGATGTACAAGGTCGAGTTGTCCGAGATTCCACCGTGGGCCGTTGCTCTGCGGTTGAACGTCGTTCCACCGACTGTCTCTCTCCAATACAGATTTGTCCCGCTAACTCCGACCTCTCTGTAATTACTCGAGTCCTTGTAGTCCATGACATTTGTAAAGATCCGCGAACCACTCGAGTCCGCGTTCCAGACAGATTCGATACATTGGGTTGCCGGCTCGGAGGTTGGTGCGACAACAACAAGGTTCGGACGCGAGACAAGATTGTCGGTCACAAGCGCGTTCGACACAATCTGCACGCCGCCTATCACTTCATTCCATACCAAGTTCTCTACAGCGTCCTCTTCACTGCCTAAGCCGTCTGTGCTGCCGATATTTGTCGAGTCCGCGCGAACGAAGCTGTCGGATACCTCCGAAAGAATCGGAGTAGCGTCGGTATTGATATCAACGACACGGAAGTAGTCGTGCTTCGCTCCAGTGACGTTATGTGCAACAATTGGTGTGTATGTGGCATCAGTGCCCTTTGTAGTTGCATAGGCCATGATCCCATCCAAGAGTATGAACACTCCTGCAGATCTGGTGATAAACGCTACTTCGTATTGCGTGTTGTCCGTCAAAACCTGGATATTGCGCGTGGTGTACACACCGTACAATTGCCACCTGAAGTTGTTGCCCGCGAAGATTGAGATGCCATATGTGGCGTCGGTCTGTATGCTAGCGTCTGTTGCCGGCGGGGTTTCAGTGGTTAATTGGATGTGGAACATCTCTGGATCAAATCCAACGCCGGCTGCGAGATCAAAGTCGATGACGAATGCTCTATTCGCCGCTCGTGTGAGCGCATCGGTTGCGTAGATCTGAACCTCGGCAAATGCATCAGCCGCAGTCGGAACAAACGCCTCGAGCTTGCCATCGGCATTAATCTCGAAGGTTGAGCTATTGGCTGTCACAAGAGTGAGCGCGCCTGGTCCAGGCTCGCACGTGCGAGGAGATGACAGGTTGGAAGATTCCTCTGTCGTGAACTCATCACGAAGGATGTACGTTGGCCCGGCGACCACACCGGCTACGCGCTGCAGCATTACACTCAATCCATAGCCGATGTCCATAGGAATCCTTCCTCATCGAGAATGCACAGCGAGCTTGGCTGTGGAATCAGCACCAGGCGCTGCTATAGTGATGACAACCGCAACGTTCTTCGCGGAGATGTACGGACGCCGCAGTGGGATGTGGCCAGCGCCTTCGAGAACCAGATCGAGCACGATGACGTCAGTGCCATCCTCGGCGATCGTAATGCTGCTAACAGGCGTAGCATTGAAACTGAATAGAATCTCATCGATCACGTGGTGCTCATCTTCAACCGCTGCCAATGTAACCACGGCCGCTGTGTTAGCAGCGGGCTCGTGCAATGTCCATGTTCCGCGGGCGTCTGAGTCTGGTCTGAATTGCATGATTCATCCTAAGTGATCGTATTCGCCACGCGCTACGGCGTCGCGGAATGCTTGCTTGCCTTGTTCGTCTTCGCGGCCGGTCCTGATGCGATTGCCATCACTGTCCATGCCGCCGCCGAATCCGTCTCGTCCGGTCTTCAGGCCGCATGCCTTTGCCACCTGTTGGTATTGTGTGTTACTCGTGACGATGCATCGTCCATCTGCATCGAAATCTGCCATGCATCCCGCGCGGCGGAGCGCTTCGGTCGCCTCGGGGATCTGATCTGGGTTGACGCCGAGCGCCTCGCTGTGGAACGGTTTCACCCACAGCCCGGGGCCGTTTAGGCATTTGCGAGGTTTGTTGCTCGGTTCCGGCGACGCGGTCAGCATCTGCCGCTGGTGTTCCCTCATCAGATCTTGTGTGATTTCCTTCTCACTCTTCATGCTCAAGCGCTCCCTCCGCCTGCTGCGGACATAAGGCTTCCAATCATGTCGGCCGAACGGCTGGCCTGTGTCCCGCCTGTCGAGACATTCTCACGAGTATAGTTACGTTGCGTCACAGGTGGCTTGCCGGGCCTGTCGTTGCGCCCGTCGCCGCCACCCTGCTTCTTAGCGAATAGCTCTTCCTCCATCGTCGGAGTAGCGCTGGTCACCAGGTCGTTCAGTTCAGGCAGGTCACCGTACTTGCTGATCAGTTCCACGAACTTCTGCAGGTTGAACTGCATGCCCCACTCAGCCATCTGCGGCGCGAGCGGTAGCAGGATCTGCGTGGCGATCTGCATGATGGTTCCCAGCCGCGCCTCGGGACCCTTGCCCTGGAGCGTGTACGGCCGAACGTCAAAGTTGAAGTCGAAGAACTTGTGCTTGCGCTGCTTTGGCCCGTACTTGAACGGGATGTCGCCGAAGTCGTCGATCTTCTTCGTTAGTTCCAGTTCCAACTGTGGATCTGTATACATGTACCACGCCAGGTCCTTCATAATGTTCCTGGTGTACGTAACGACCTTGGACTGCATGTCCTGGATCATCTCGCTACTGGAACTGGCGAGCAACTGCTCTTGGCCGAGCGTGCCGGCCTGCTGGGCGAGACCACCGAGCGAATCGATGTTGCCGCCGACGTAGGAGAATAGCTCGCGCGCCCACACCATGAATGCCTGGTTGGCCGGGTCTGCGCCGCCGTACTTCATCTCCTTGACGCCGTCGATGTGGCCGGTCCTGATTACCTGGCCGTCTTCGCCGTCCATGATACGTTCTGCTGTGCCGTCTTCCACCGCGCGCCCGTCAGCGATCGTGAGCGTCTTGGAGCGGAGGGCTTGGCGACCCAGTTGGTTGAAGATCTTGGTGATGATGTCCTGAAGCTCGAATACGTTCTGCGCGGGCGCGGCCGGGACCACGTTGCCGGGAACGGTCGAGAATCCGAGGATGTGGTAGGGGCCGCGGTGCGGTCCATCCCAATCCCTGACGAGCAGCGGCTGCAAGCCAGACTGCACGGGCATCGTTACCATGAGCCGCTGGCTCGGGATCCATATGTCCCACACCTCGATGTGCTCGCGGTACTCTTCGATCTGGACCTCTTCCTGTGCGGAGAGATCACTGGTCTTGTGTCGCTCACCCATCATGTCTTCGCTGGCGTCACCTTGGCCCTTGGGCTGCAGCATTGCTTTGACACTGTCATTGAAGTCAGGGTGTTCCATGACCACTTCGTAGGGCAGCTTGTACTTGTTGCCACACCAGTCCCACTCACCAAGGCGCGTGGCCTTCATGTCGTGGATCCAGTTCTCGAACAGCACTGGATCTGCATACGGGTGGCCAACTGCGGTATCGAATCCAGCATCGGGGCCGAGGTACGGATCGGTGATACCGACCTTCATCACGCCCATCGAGAAGATGGCCGAGCGCACGGCCTCCGCCAGGTTCTCGCCGAACAGGATCTGCTGGAGCAGGTAGTCGGTCGCGACTTCAAGCTCGAACGCAGATACCTTCAGGTCGGGCACGCGCGTGAGGATCAGGGAGCGCGGGGTCTGAGCGGCTAACTGCCGTAGCCAGATCTCAACTGCGAGGTGCAGGAGATTGACGGCAGACTTGTCCAGGCCACCAACGTTGCTACCATAGCGGCTGCCGGCAAATGCATTGACAGCGGCTACGTGCTTCGCTTGGAACGGATTGAGCTTTCCTTCGGACCACCGCATGGCATCACGCAGCCTGGTCATATCTACCGCACTGTTGGGGTTGATATCATCAGACCTGCGGTGACGCCTCTCTCGGCGTACGCCTGGATGGATCTTCTCATCGGGATGCATTGGCATATTGGCAATCCTTTATCAAAAGCCAAATGTATCGCGCTCAGTATAGTTGTCGTCTCGTCGGGGTTGTTCATTCCATTGGAACAGTTGAGGATCACTGTTCACCCGCTCGTCCTTGTCGAGATCGAACCCATTATCGTTGCCCTTGTCAGAGGGGTCGAACGATTCGTGTTCTGTGCCACCCTGGGAGCGGGCAGCGTCTCTGCAGATACCCTGGACCATGTCGCGTGCGTTGTCGGCACTGGTGTCGGGATTGGGCAGTTGGTTCTTGGAAGGTAGGGCCAAGGCATCGTCGGGGTCGTACATTGAAGCATCTCCACGGGTTAAAAAACGTCCGCCCCGGTAAGCGGACGCATCTTAGCTCGCAGAGTTAGTTAGGACCTGTTGGCTTATCCACGCCTCGTCTCGCGCGTGATTGCCTTGCCCACCGGCTGCGATTTTTGATGGTAGAGAGCTTCACTCACTTGGTCGCGCCAACGCCTTTCGGCCCGGCTGCGGATTTGTCGGGTCCACCACTGGCGGCGGATTCGTGACCCGAGTACTTCGGGGACTGGTTGCCTTCTTGCAGCGTGGTGCTGGCTTTGCAGGCGCTGACTTCTTTGTTGATCATTTGCTGTGCGTTGTCGCGTTCCATGTTACTACTCCAGAGTTTGTTCGATTCGGAAAAGTCTACCATCTTCAGAAGGATATGATACCGAAGGAGTGGCACAATTACAACCTAAATCACCATTCATCACGCTTCTTTCGGCTCAGATGGTCCATCCATAGCTTGCGCCTGTAGCCAAAACTCCCCTCGGGCGGACCCACGGTCGCCTTAGATTTCTTGCTCTTCGCCGGATCCAGAGATCCGTTCAGGTAATGCATCGCGTAAGATGCCAGTCCGTCAGCAATTACGCGGTCACCGTGGTTCTCGCCATCGTTGGCCGGGTCGTCATCGTCGTTGTGACCACTTATAAATACGATCCTCCCGCCCGTGTCCTCGATGTAGCAAAGACACTCGCGGAGGGCATATTCGCTGAGGTTCTCTACGTGCCCTTCAACGAGCGCGTGGCGATACCGACTCAGCATATCCCGTTTCTGTTCCTTGCCACTCCACCACCCCGGTTCCTTCGTCTCCTTGCCATTGGGCGCGCGGTGAGGAACGCGGTAGTAAAAGTTTCGGAATGTTGTCTCCTCGATGATGAAATTGCGGAACGCGCCGCCGGGTCCGTTGCCTTCCCAGATCAGGTAGGCTGACCCACCGCTGTGGTTGCGAAACCACTTACAGACGGCCACGGCTAGGCAGGCCAACTGTTCGGGTTTGATGTTGGGGTCGGCGTACTCCATCACCTTCTTCCCGCTGTTACGGTCGATGACAGAGATCGACGAGCAGCTACTCATCGTGCCGCCCTGACCCGTGCACACATCGACGCCCACGGTGTACAGGCCAACAGGTGGCATGCAGTTGTGGTCGATCCTGCACCAGAACTTGGCGAGGCCTTCTTTCATCTTGGTGAGGCCGCGGACTTCGTGCTTCTCCTGGTCGATCAGGATCTCGCCCTGAAGCTGTGGTCGCACCGAGCGCTCGATCAACATCTCGATCGTGGCGCTGGGGAAGAAGCGCGAGGCCGAGCCGCCGTAATCGCGGTCGTATTCCTGGGCGATCTTCTTCGGTGTCATGCGCGGGCGCAGGCAGCGCGACACGTACCACGGGGACCAGACCTTGGTCTTGCTGGTGACGTCGAAGCCACGCTTGACCAGGACCGGTAGCCACTCCTCGTAGAAGTCCCTGACGAGCGCTGTGCCCATCGGCAGCTTGGTGTCGACAGATATGAGGGTACGGTTCTCGAAGTCCACTGTGAACATGTTCTCGTTGCGCGTGGGGTTCTTCTCCCATGCGAGCGTGAGCTTGACCATGGACGACGGTTCGATCATGCAACGCCAGTACGCACCTTCGGCACCATTGGGCGTGGACACGAGCAACCTACAGTTGGTCACGGGCTCGGTAGCGGACATGGCCTCTTCATCCGGGCCACGTGGGAACTTGGACAACTCGTCCATGAAGAAGGCAGTTTTACGACCACCTGATGCGAGATCACCTGTGGCGGCATAGGCCGTGATGGTCGCCCCGTTGCGACAGTTCACCCAGGTGTGCTTGGAGATGTTACGCGTGTAGCCCACGTCAGGCTTGCCGGCGATACCCTTCTTGCCCACCATCCATAGCGGCAGTTGGTTGAGTTGCCAGTCGAGCTTCCAGCCAAGTGAGTTGGGATCCTCAGGGTTGTCCGCGGCCTCGGCTTTCATCGATACCAGGCCGAACGACTGCATGTCGTAGAAGAGCCAGCGCCAAAGGATGATCATCAGGCAGATCCAGCTTGCGCCCTCACCACGGGCCTTCTCGATCCCGATGTCGCGGAAACCCAGGTTCTTGACGATAGCGTCGATCGTCGGCCGCTGGTGGGTCCACGGGATGAACGGGATCACCTGGGGCTTGCCGCTCTCGTCGGGGCGGGGCTCGATGAGCCAACAGAAGGTCTCGATGAAGAAGACGAAGTCCTTGCGGCACTTCTCCATGAGCCAATCGCGGTTGGCCTGGGACTTCATTGCCCAGGCGCGGATCTCTTTCCGGTACTGGATGTTTTGCCGGAACTTCCTGGGTACCTGGATATCAAACTCTTGCTCTTTGGTCGTCATGACCATCCTCCTACCAAGCAAAATCCTTGCGAATCGGCGGGGCTGTTACCGCCTCCTCGCTCCTGCATTCAGGGCATCTGAAGTTGGCGTATGACCCTTCCCATACTGGGGTGATCACCATCTGCCATATCATACCACAGCACGCCCATTCTCTGACGACGTGATTGCCGTCCGGTGTTTCCCAATCGTGTATTAACATATGAAAAAATCCCGCCCTAGTTGTCCAGGGCGGGATGGTCCTCTTCGATCAAGATCACTTGATCAAGCACGATGCTTCTGTTTGGCCGAAGTGGAAGAGGGGAAAGTAGAGCCCTTCATCTTCTGCGTCGGCCGCTGCTTTGGAATTGTCTTCCTTTCGCAACTCGTCTTCAATCGGAAGCTCGAGCAGGTCTTCGTCGGACAGCACAGGTGCGTCCGGGTCGACAAGGAATCGAATCTCGTTGTCATCACACCACTCGACGATCCGGCGCGCTTCGACACAGTAGTTGAACGTGTCGGTGCCGCGAATACCGAGCGTTAGCATTCCGACGTACTTACCTTCAGCCTTGGTGGCGACGATGCCGCCGGACGATCCGGGGAGGGCTGAGCACGAGGTCTGCATGTAGGGTAGATCAATTGAGGTGTAATCAAACATACGGCCGTTGGCCGACACGATGCCATCTGTGATGGAGTTGTGCCCCATCTCTTGGCCAGAGGGCGAGCCGCAGTGGTACAGTTCGGTGGCGATCGGAACAAGCTCGCCGCTCAGGTCAAACTCAATCCCATCGACGTCTGGTAGCAGCGAGGCCGGCCCGCGCACCTGGAGGACAGCGATGTCTAGCTTGGGGCTGCAGATCAGCACCTTACACTTGAGGCGCGTGTCGCCTACCGTACGGCCTTCAAACTGGATCTCCGTAACCAACTCAGCGTCGCGGTATCCGATCTTCTTCTTGGTCCCACCGTTGGGATTCGACTCTACGTAGCGCAACCCGTCGATGACGTGGTGCGCGGTCCAGATGAAGAGGTCATCACCACGCTTGACAAACGTACCGGAGCCGCTGCTGTTCTGCGCGCGAACCGTGATGCAATTTCGCTGGAGGCGTTCGGGGACCTGCGCATTGGCCGTGCAGACCAATGAAGCGACCAACAAGGTCGCGGCGATCAAAGAGGAGAACTTCATAAGGTACCTTTCGCAAAAAGTGGTGATTAGCGGCGAGCCTACCTCAGCCCGCACGTCGTGCCTGACCCTAAAGTATAACCTACAAATTGGCATTTGTCAAATGCTAATCCATTCTTTTGATGTACTTTTTCAGATCAGAGAACGTAGGATCCAACTCTTCCTCAAGTTCGCCCTGGGTTTTGGCGTCTTTCGAGCCATCGTCCTTGGGCAGGATCTTGGTGACGAACTTCTCGAAGAATGCTTTCTGGTCGTTGAAAGCGTACTGAGCGATGCCAACTGCTCCGTTCGACGGTGCGTCCTTCAGTGCCTTGGTGTCGAGGTATCGCTCGCCGGTGCGCCGCTTCCTGATCAGGCGCGCGAGGTTGTCGTAGACCCATCTGACGTCGCCCAGGATGTCTCCCTCGATACCGTCCTCAATGACGACTACGGGTGGGGCGGATTCTTGTGGGTCGGCTTTCTTGACAGCGCGGGCGGCGCGGGCCTGCCTGGCTTCATCCAGGGCTGCCTTGCGGTAGTTGTCGAAGTTGTCCTGGTCCCACAGATGACTGAAATCGCTCGCGGCTCTGCGCCAGGATCTGACGCGGCAGACGGCGTGTGGCTTGCCTGATTTCTCTCGTTCTTCCTTCTGGTGCTTCTGCCGGCACTTCTCGAAGGCGTTCCAGGAACCTGACTCCTTGACGATCTTGGTGAGCCACTCCTGAAACATTTCATCGCGATTTTTGACTTTCATCCTTGACTTTCCCGAAAAATGTGCTATGCTTTAGATGCACGCTTTTGTTTTTCAAAAATTGGAGACTCCACATGGCGAACAAAGGAAAGAAGATGCCCGCTGAAGTTTATAGCGAGGCCGAGCTTGATCAGTTCTTCTCAACGTTCAGCGACAGCCTCACTGGCCGGCGCAACCGATGTATTTTCCTGCTGGCCCTCCGGGCTCAGCTACGGTGCTTTGAGATCCTCGCGCTGCGAGTGTGTGACGTCAATACGAAAAACTGTTCCATCACTGTACTCAAAGGAAAGGGTGGAAAGCGCCGGGTCGCTGGAATTGACGCAGAGACCGCTCGGGAGATTGATCGCTGGATAGCCGCCAGGCCCGACAATGACAATGGTCTCCTCTTCGCGAGCCACCAAGGCATGCCCCTTCATACAAGCTACGTGCGAAAACTCGCCGCACGTCATGCGGTACTCGGGGGCATAAACAGACGTGTCCACGTGCATGGCTTTCGGCACACGGGAGCTTGCAAACTGGCCGCATCCAACGTGGATATCCGCATCATCCAGAAGCAGCTTGGACATAGCTCTCTGGCAGTCACAGACCGCTACCTCGATCATCTCGGGGCGAATGATGTCGTCGAACAGGTGTCGGCCGTGGTCTGGTAGGTTCATGAGAATTTTCCGTTGCGGTCTTCAATGACCTCTTTCATCAGTCGGTTCCATCTGTCGAGGAGTGCCTTGTCTTTGTACTCATCGCCCGTGCTTTCCAAATACACCTTCTGGCCCCTGAATGTCAGCGAGGTCAGAAGGTGCTTTGGTTTGCGCATCGGACCAAGTAGGCGCGAGCCAGAGAATCCATCCCAACACATCTTACTTCCCTCTCATGTAGTCTCCGACGCGCTTCATGGCGTCAAAGGGATAGTCGTACCAACTCTTCTGCTTGGTCTCTTTCTTGGCCGCGGTGACCTTCTGCTTGCGAGCAGCTTTCTTGGCATCCTCGGCCTTCTTCTTGGCGGCAGCCGCGGCTTTCTTGCGCGCGTCGATGTGTGCGAAGGGGTTGACGGCATCGCGCGTGCGCGCGGGTTTGGCTGGTTTGCTGGGCATCTCAGTCTCTCTCGTTCTTGGTTGGGAGGTCATGCCCGAAGATTCCCTCGAGCGCTTTCCTCAATTTGAACAAACTGTCAAGGGTGCTTCGGTCGCTGTACATGTCATCCACCAGGACACACGCGGCCTCGATGATATCAGCCAAGTCATCAACCTGGGTGTCGACATGGAACAGTATCTGTCTGCATCTTCGTGTCATCGTTTCTCCTAGTAGGGCGACGGGGACTTGAACCCACGATCGCTGGCTTGAAGAGCCAGTGTCCTAACCAATTAGACGATCGCCCCGCACCACGATATGTTGGCTGCATCGCCGCCCTCATGGTCTGGGGCTCGTTCTTCACCGTTGATTTGTGGGAGGCGAGGAATCGAACCCCGCTTGCCCTAGGCCGTTATCGCAGCAATTTACTGCTTTAGCTCGCCAGAACCTCCCTATAAATAAGAGCGCTCGCGGGATTTGAACCCGCATCTCCCAGGGTCGCTTCCAACCCCCTCTCCATCTGTCTCGTGTGATCGGCCGTGTCACGATCCTTTGGACTCACAAGACCCTGGCTTAAGCGTGCATGACCTGCGCCGCACGCGGTTGTGTTGCCGTTACACCATTCGCGCATTGCCTGCTGCCGGTTGCTCTTTCTCCTCCCGGCTTGGAGTCACGCAGCTTCTGAGGTCTTACGCGTACTTTCGGACCCGTTACAGGCACGAGCATCTTAACCAGGGCTGACGGGTCAAGCACCCTGGTCGCTCGTTTCTACACTGGTTATGATAACCATCGCAACTGCATCACGCAACTAGATTTAGGTTTTCAGGCCCTTCTTGAACTTCCTGCGAAGCCACCCAAGGAGGCTCGGCTGGACGATAGGGTCCTTGTACAAGTTGCGAAAATTGGCCGTGGCGCGCTTCTCGGCGAGCGCGATCATCGACCTGGTGGTGTTGTCCATCTTGCTGCCGAAGGTTTGCATATACCGCTCAACCACCTGTTCGGATGCTGACGTGGTGATGCCCTCGAGCAGGCGATCCATCTCGACTTTCTCCATGGCCACGGCCGAGAACACAAAGTCCCACAGCGTCTTCAGGGCGATCATGTTGTACGCCTTGATGAAGTCATCCTCGATCAGGTCGGTGATGTGCTCGATGTGATCCTTGTCAACGAAGCCGGTGTTGTCGCTGTCGTGCGCCCAAGGAGGGCTGATCTCTTCGTCAGACGGTCTGCCCTTCTGCCACCAGTTGGCGTGATCATCGTCGTCGTAATTCTCGAATCTAGCGAATCCCATCTTCGTCACCTTCCAATTCGGTTAGCATATCGTCCGTGTCCATTGCCATGAATTCCGCGATCTCGATGCCGGCCATGTCCGCCAGCCGGCGTTGGATCTCCTTGTGGTGTCCAAGCGCCTGCAGGGCTGCGAAGTCCATCGTGACCTGGATGTACTCGTCGAGCCTGATGCCGATGTGGTCGGCCGCGCGCTGCCAGAGCCCGCGCCCGGTGTCCTTGTCGATCGGTGGCGTGGCCTCGCGCGGGAAGCCGAGGCGACCCTCGGAGATCCCTGACATCAGTGGTGCCACTTCGCCGATGGTTGGTTGTTCTTTACTCATCCTTGTCTCCGTATGGTTTCATGAGGTGTTTCTCGATCTCCGTGCGCGTCTTGTACCCGACGAGCGTGTGCATCGCTTCGCCGCTGTATCTTGGCCTGGGATAAATGATCAAGGTCGGGACGCGGCCAACATTGTCATTGCCATTATCAACATCCCTGGTCAAGATGTCGTAGCCTTCCTTCTTCATCTTCATGATGGTCGGCTTCATCCGCTGACAAGGCTTGCACCACTTGGCGTGATACCAGACGGCGCTCTTGCCCCTGATGATAGAGTAGGGGCGCAGGTCGTGCACTCTCGAACCAACTGCCACACCACCAAGCACGATGATTATGCCAACACCAAAGGCTAGTAGCAGATCAAGTATCGACATCATTCTTCACCTCTTCCTTCTGTGGGGTTGGTGTCCGAAGGGCCTTTAGCTCGGTGGTGGACACGTTTTGTTTGATCTCATCGAACGCCACGTTGGCGACCAATTCAAAGCCGGAACTGAACATGATGCGCGTGACCTTGGCCTTGTCTTGGTAGCGCTCGATGTAGTCGACGTTGTCGACGTTGATCAGCTTTTTGTCGATGGCGTAGAATCTCATTCTTCTCCTCTTTCGGCCCACTGGTCGGGCATGTCACCTTGAAACACTGGTAGGTAATTGAAGTCGTCAGGATTGTCGACCTTGGACACTTTGATTCCTTCGACAGGCGGCAGCGCCGGATCGAAGACTTTGTGCTCGATGACAACCTCGGGATCGTCAATCGCGACAAACTCACCATCCTTCGCGTTGACGAGCCTATCAAGGTCTTCCTCAGACATATCGACCATCGTGCGAAGCTCGTACGAGGACTTGCCGCCGAGCACGTTGATGCCGTCGTCCTGCGGGCGCTCGAGCCGAATCTTGCGCGCCAGGTGACACAGTACCAGGAATAGTGAACACATGATCAGGAACAGAAATTCAAAGGTCATACTCTTTCTCCATGTGGGCGAGGACAGCAAACGCCTCGACCAGCCATTTGTCGAACAGGTTGGATACCCACCACCCAGTCACGCCAAGCGTCTTGGCTACGTCCTGGTGAGGTGTGCCATCTATCAGCCGAAGAAGTTGCTGGGTGTTGCGAATGCCCATCTTGTCCCTCAACTTCTTCATGCAATGCTCTACCCACTCGGTATCGCAAACCTCTTCCGCGTGGTCGCGAACCTCGATGGACGGTGAGTCATACTCTTCGTAGTCGTCGATCTCTTTGCAGTATGGGACCTCGTCCCCACGGCCGCTGATCAGTGACGCGTTGTTGTCGATGAAGCGACGCACACGGCGATAGATTGCCTGGTAGGCATACGTCTGGAACGCTGCCTGGTGGTCTTCATCGTACAAGTCCCAGGCGTCTATCAGGGCGAGGTTGCCCTCACTGACCAGGTCGTCATACTCGAACACCGGGCCGAATGTGCCGGCGCTGTTACCGCGCTTGGCACTCCTGAACGCCCACCAAAAGCGCCGTCGTACGACCGCGTGTGTGAGGCTTTCCCAGTTTGCAAAATCGTCTGCCGTCATGCGTTTCTTCTTCATTATCCTGCCACCTGTCCAGCGGCTTCGTGCCGCGTATAAACGAATCCACCTTCCCCAGCATCTTCCCTGGGCCGCCCGTGCTCCAATTGGATGTCGAGCCCGCGCGCTAGCCGGTACCGAATGTTGGAGAGGTAGCGGCACAATGCCAGGGCCTTGAGCGCCAACTTGTGGACCCGGTTGTCTGCTTGATAAACAGCCAACATAGCAGTGGCTTGATTTTGCAGATCCTTGATCTGTTCCTTCGACCACTTGGCCGCTTGGTTGTGGACGTAGTATCGGTTCCACTCGATCCTATCCGTGTCGGTATCCGGGTCCTGGTCAGTCGTGAGATTCTTGTCTTCAGTCATTACGGCATCGCTCCTGGTGCTGGGGGTACAACCCTGACGTGGTAGGCCTTGAGGGCTGACCGCGGCGATATTCAGGATTGTCTCGCGTCTCTTCATGGCTTCACTCAATTGGAATCTCCTTTGTCTTTCTTTCATCTTATCGATGTCCATGAATGTCATCTGTGTCTATCCCCATCTCTTCTGCCTTGTGATGGCACTTCTCACACTTGCGCGAGTACGGCCCGCGGCCTTCTGGTCCGCAGTAGTGCCAGCCCGAACGATCCTTCATCAGGAAATGATCCGGGGCTGATGGTGTGTAGCCGCAGAGTGCACCCCACCCACGTCTGATATGGACCAGAAACCCACCCTTCGGGACGCCGTATTGATACATCGGCGGTGTGCTCATGGTACCACCGTCCCATCTTCTAGCGCCTGCTCGAGCACGGTGAGAAGTGTGTCGGCGTCGTCATTGGCTTCTTCGGGAATCTCGTTCCGAATGCGCGCAAGGTCGAGGGCAACTTGCATGTATTGGATAGCGTTGTCAATCTCGTTCTTCAGCATGGTGTTTTCCTTCCCACTCGGCCCAGAATTCTCTGTGGCGAATGCGGTCTATGATAACGGTCTCGTAGTACAGGAACATGTAGCGCTCCCATATAATCTTGCCAAGCATCATCTTGCCAAGCATCCAACTGCCGAGCGTCATGGTCGATCTCCTGTTACTAGTGAAAATAAAAAAGGACGTGGCGGGATTCATCCGCAGCAGGGATCCCGGCACCAGTTACCCAGCCCGGTTGGAGCACCCTGCCATGCTCGAGCATGCACGCCCCCGACCTTTCCCGCACGGGGTTGCCAGACTAGCGGCGCGCGTATGTCTGAACTACCGTCTCGCGGAAACAGCGGTCTTGGCGGAGTATAGAGCCCCACCCAAACCTTCGGTCTGACGCGTTTAAGGCCGACGCGCCACGCTCTCCTCTATTTCTTTGTGATGTACAACGGACAGTAAGCACACCCGTATTTGTTCTTTTTCCATAGCGGACATTTTACACACGTTGCACCAGCGTACTCACACCTGTCCGGCAAATCAAGTTCGGCGGCGAAGGTCGCAAACCGTTCGAGGTCGCAATCTGCGGCCTCAGGGAGGTTCCATCGATCTCTGTGGACAAGCATCATGCCAAAGAGCCAGGTGTCCCAGTCAGGCTTGACATTCTCCATCCCCACGCAGTCGGACTCCCATCCCCAACTGAGTACGCCTTTCAAGTTCAGTTCGGCCATGGCCCCAGCGTACAATTTGGCAGCCTCGACAACAAGCTCTGTTATCTTCTTTTCCGCGGCCCGCTGAGGGGCGTAGCCACCCAGTTCCTTGTTGAGGTCGCGCGTCTTCTTGCAGCCGTTGGATGCCAGGCCCAGCCAGTAGTTGATGCCCTTGACAGGTGGCACAGGCACGTATTCGTCCGCCGTGATTTCGCAGACGTCGTAGTCGCTCGGTGGGCACCAGTCCTCGAGCTTGACGTGTTCGACGCAGGGCTCGGCACCCGGCGCGCGGTCGCGTGGCTTCCAGACCTGTGCGCAGTCCACATTCTTCTCGAGGTTCTCGTAGAACGCCTTCGCGAGGATCTTGGCCTGCGCCTTGTTGCCTTCAACCTGCGCCTGCTTCTCGCGCTCTTCGTTAAGCTCCCACATGTCCTTGTGGTGGCTGAGGCTGCCACCGCTCGGCTTCCAGGGCTCTTCGTTCTTCGCGCGCGCCTCGCGCTCCTTCTCCATCTTCTCCAGTCGCTTCGCAATGAGCCTCTCGTTCTCGTTCGCGGCGCGGGTCTCTTCCATGATACTGTCAACCATGGCCTGGATGTCTTCGGGTCCTAGTTTCGCCATCAGTCACCTCCAAACGAGTTGTTGCCCCACCATGGCAGGGCGGGATCTTCTTGCATTGTCGTCCAGCCGCCAATCACAGACTTGGCTTGCGTGTAGTAAACCCATGCCGGCCGGTTCTCCGGGGCAGGGAACGGAAAGTCTGGCCAGGTTTTTTGACCGATCGCGGAAGCAAGT